GCCTCGGCTGTATTAGTACCCATAAAAGGAGCTAAAACCTTAGTATATAATTGCTGAGGAATTAGATCCGTAGCAGATTTAAGATCATAAGATGCAATATAAGAATGAGGACGAGACATGAAGTCTTGAACTGATTTTAATTGATCGAATGTCGCATCTGCTGGGATAGTCCGTAACACAGAGAACATAGATTCCTGAATAGGTCTACAAATCCATTGGGTCCAGTAATCAGATATAGCAAACACCCGGATTTTACCGGCTGCTTCTAATTTGATAGCTAGTTTCCCTAAAGATAAAGTAGGCAGTTGCTCCGATAGAGAAATCTTTTCTTTCAACCAGAATTTTTCTAGTTGTTTAGAAAGATGCTCCATAAGAGTAACTACTTCAGGTAATCCTTCAAATCTCCAAGATTCCTTAATCCCTAGCTCAGGTTGGTACCACTCTTGTTGTACCGTTTCAATAAAAGAAAATAATAATTTATTTTTTCCTTTATGGAAATGGGCAAGAGCATCCAATCCAGAACCTATGAAAGATACCTTATGATTTGGACCAACGGTCAAAGTCATAGGGGGTTCTTCCACATCAATATTGAATTTACATTTAATATTGGAAATGTTATATTCTTCCCAGAAACTAGGGGCAAAAGCCTCTAGCTCCTCAAAAGAGTCAAACATATCTAAGGAAAAAGGCAATGATTTAACTTTCGTTAATTCATCGAATCCCGGAAATATCATTTGATTTCGAGATCCATCTTTAGGAAGATGAAATCTCGGTGCTGAAATAGAATCCAAATTAGGTTCACCATATTTTCCTACTATCGCTTTATAACTATGTAAGACGCTTGTTAAAGCTCTAATATAGACTATATTTCGAGATCGGATCAGATAACGTATCTGAGCCGGAAGGAAAGCTGGTAAACCATTAATCAATTTGATTCTCTGCCCTAACTCTTCAGTCGAAGAGAGAGGAGTTCCCGCTAAATATTGCATTACTGCAATACTAGAAATTTTTAGATATAAGATAAGTTGGTTAATACCTCTTGTCTTCTCTATAGTTTCTAAGTGCATTCCTATTACCCGAACTAATTTTGAATTAGCTCTAGAAGATTTGTGTCCCATCCAACTTAATATAGTTTTATAATAAGATGGAAAGAACGATTTAATATTTCTATTAAACGTGATCATAGATTCTTTTAATATCCAACCTGGTAATAGGTTAAACATAAAGTCTCTACTAAATCTTTGCCCCATTTTAAAGGGGGATTCCGTAGATGCTTTATCAGCAGCAGGGAACCGTCTAGAAACAGAAATAGGCGTATCTCGCGGTGTCGCGATTACATCGATAGATGTACCGTTAGACAACATAACCCGGATAAGTTTATTATAATCACTTTCAGATAAATATAATAATTCATCAGAATTAGCTGGATCACGGATGATATAACCTTTTTTGTTATGTTCTGCCCAGGAAATATCCCGGGACAGATCAAATAAAGATCGTTGATTTAGATATAATGAAGCTTTCATGTATTATATAAGGCTCAACATAGCCTTAATTATAAGAAAATGTAAAGATCTCCATTAAACACTAAAGTTATCTGGAATAACCGATTCATAACTCACTGAGTTACTTAAATTAGTTTATCCAAAGGAATATGAAGAGTTGGTAAGGCTCTATACTAATGGATCAGTGCACATCCTGTGTACACCTAGGTATAGTATATTATCAGGGATTCCTAAAGAATGACTTCTCCAATCGGTCTATCCAGGCTTTAAAGCCCTCTGAGGATCTAATTATAAGAATAATTAAG